CTGGTGTCTGGATGAATCTTGCACACTTGCCGCATGAATACTCTTCGTCCTCTGCTTCCATGTAGCCAGCTTTGGACTCGGCCTCGGCCTTGTTCCGGTCATTGACCTTTGAGTCCTGGGTGGAAATAGGGCATTCCATCACTTCTTCCTCGCTGCTCTCATGTTATCGACCATGTTTGGGTAAGGTCTACCAGCAGCCTTAGCCATCGCTTTTGCTGATCGCTTCTCACCCTTGGAAAGAGGATCAGGTTTGCCTAGACTTTTTGGACGAGGCTTGTCCCAAATTGCCTTCTTCACATCTTCGCCTTTTTTGGCATCTTTTTGTATGCCTTTGCTGGGGTTGCCTCGATCATTTCCTTGGCAACCTTCTGCGGAACTCCAGTCTCTTTTGCAACCTTCTTGCTACCTGCTGCTGCATACATGAGACGCTGCTGCTGCTTGCTCGTGATCGGCATATCAATCCTCTACGATGTGTTCCGAGTGTCCTATCCTACCAATTACACCAATTTTATCAACAAACTGGCACATTTCATGGTCTAAATGAGCGTACAAACCGTGTTCTATATCGTACACCTTGCCAGCCAACCATCTTTGCCAATGCTCTCGCTCGATCTTTTCGAGTACGTCATGCAAATCGACAACCTTCTTTGTCGGGAATCCGAATAGCCGTGTCATCAGCATTCCATCCGTCCCAACTTGATCCAAACTGAATCCAGTTCGCAATGGCGCTCTGAACGTAAACTTTCCTGGATCGTGAGACTCTGGATTGAAGTCATCGGTTAGCTGATACCGACCAGACAACTTGTAAGTCCTGTCATACCAGTACGGAGCCTGCATCATGCATTGCAATGCAGCGATCTCAATTGCATTCTGCACAAATCCTATAGGTAGCCCTGTATCGTGCGCTCTGTCGATCCATTCAGCCCCCCAGAACCCGACAACATCAACACGATTCGGAATGTGGCTCAAAAAGCCATCAGAAGGCTTTATGCGCGATGTTTCTGATAGGTGGATGGTAGACAGCGGGTAACGGCTCCAGACGCTTTCAAACGTCCTTAGAAGCTCCTGAAGCCTTCTCGGATCGCTGTTGATAGCCGATGTGACCAAAATATTCACCCGGCCCTCCTGGTGCTTTGCCATCCCTGTTTCGCAAAGACCTGACCTTTGCCTTGATAGCTTGAGCCAGCAAAGTGATCTGGAAGGAAATAATGCGATGGATAGATCGTGATGTCACGGTACTTGTGCCTGTGGATTGTCTCTGTGAGTCTTGCTGGCCCCGTGAACTGCCATGCCATCCTGCCTTCCGGCTTGTCATCTAGCAAGTCTTGAATGATCTGACCGATCAACGGATGCTGTGGTGCTGCTCCTACGATACCGTTTGCGATGAGTCCTGGCCTTGCAATCTCATTCTCCCAGCAGGCAAATACATCCGGCTGAAGCAACCAGTCCTCCAACGGCTTGACGCACTCTGAATCCGCATCCATCGCAATCCCGCCGAACTCGTACAGGATCTCCCACCTCATGCAGTCTGCAACTCCACACAGTTCCCTGTCCCAGTAGTGCGCCATGTGTTCTGCAAGCCTCCATCCGCGATTAAGGCTCTTGTTGCCCCAGACCTGCACCTCGTAATCTGGGTTCGTTTTGAGCCACGAATCTATCTCCTGCGGTTGCGGTTTGTCACCGACCCAGACGATGTGGATTAGCTTTGGAACCATAAAAAAATCCCCCTGCGATAGGGGGATAACGGGGGGGAGGAGAACCCCACCATTATCCCCGAATGATTAGTCTTTTACAAACAGCGGATATGTGTGCCGGATCGCTCCGAGTTTCCTCAACCTGTCTGCCGAGAACTCTACCTTCTGGGTTCTTGGATAACCAGGGCTGACCCAATATCCATTCTTGCTGAAGTGCGGGACATACATGATCCCGCGGTAAGTCCAGACTGTTTGTGCTTCTTTCATGCTACGTCCTTCACAAATACACCATTCGGCATCAGGAACCCTTTGCGATCCTTGATCTGGTGGTAAGCACCTTCCAGGCACTCAACAATGTCCAGATTTGCGAGAGCGCAGAAGTTGATCAAACAGACCATGACATCACCAACAGCGTCAGCGGTCAGAGCGATGTCTTTCTTTGCCAGACCGTCTGCGAGTTCACCCATCTCTGAGACTGCTTTCAGAAACTGAGCGTTTGCGGTTGAGTTTGGGATGATTTGTCGATCCCTGCTCCATTGGATGATGCGAACGTGGAGTTCATCGAAAGACATTCTTTGCATGATCATTCTCCTGAATCAGCTTGATGGTAGTGGACAAGAGCCTCGATTCCGTTTGAATATCTAACAGTATTTCCTGGGATGCTTGCGCGTTCTTTTTGAGCAATGATGTCCACAGATCGCCAACGAGCCGATTTATCGTTAGCCATCCTGCCGCCCAGTCCTGCTGATTCTCTGTCCCAGATTTTCTTGTTGAATCGGAAAGCTCTACGTTCGTGTGATTTGAATCCATTGTGTCCAACGTCCTTATCGTTTGCCATCGTTTCGATCAGTTTTTTACGGAAGAAATCTACGTCTATATCCAACCAATGAATATAACTTTCGAGTCCTTCCCCCCATAAGAAATCATGCGCTGTCATTGCATCCCATTGCATTGCAACAGGGCTTTTGAACGGTTCCAAGCAAGCATCTTTTACAGCAAGCGTAATGACACTTGCAATCAGCATATGCTCTGGAATCCAATGACTCGGGTGGTCGTCTGTCTCAATCATCTTCTTGCTATGCCTCCATCTGGATCAATCGGTGTGAACATACTCATGTCGATGCTGTCCTCTGGGATCTCGTAGCTGCCGAATGTCTCACCGCACCCGAGGCACACTCTGCGCCGCCAGGTGAACCCGTAGCGGGTATCCATGCGGGTTTCCTTCACATCGCTCCCAGTACCCTTCGGACAGTTGCAATCCGGTGAATCAAGCCGTTTCATTCTTTTCCTTCAGCCTTGCTTCGATTGCGGCAACCCAATCAATCGGATCGTCCAGCACAATCTGACGCTTCTCCTCATCCGTCAGCCCGACCCATTGCCGTTGCTTGAGACGCTTGATCTCTGCCATATGCTCTCGCAGCGATTCCTGCGTTGCTTCAAGGAGCGACCAGTCGCGCTTGCCGAGCTTGCACTTCCTTGCTTCGATGCTCATTTCTTTAACTCCTCTATCGCTCTCCATGCCGGTCGCCATACTTCGCAATCGAGGCAAGTCGGATCACCGCAGTCAGGATCAACGTGTACAAGGAATCGCTCAAGGATCTTCATCAACTGCCCGACAATGGCTTCATGCTCTGCCACCGTCATGCAGTTGATGCCGTCGATGATTCGGGTGAACTTGGGTTTCATACCCACCCCATCAATCTAAACACCAACTCAGTCGGAACGGTTGTTTCGATGTACACCCGCCGGATCGGGCAGAAGTAGTGGATGGTCATCTCAATCCCCCAGCAACGCGCCAATGTTCGTCCGATACGTCGGCTCCACAAGCGCCTTGATCTCAGCGGGAATCTTTGGCAACGGGAACCAGCCGACATACCAGCCATCCTTCCCGTCCCACCAGCCCGTCGAGGCAATGCCTGCTTTGTTGAGCAGGAGAACCTTTGGGCCTGTCGGACAGTTCGCCATTGATCGGAACATCAGATCAGCGTCTGTGATCGCTTCCTGGTTGATCATGCTGCCTCCATGAACTCCGACTCGATGCGCTCAATCTCAGCGTTCGTGAGCTTGCGCTCAAGCCAAGGAGCAGGACGCCCACGCCGATCCATGATCGTGAACTCTCCAACCTCTGCCCACCCGTAGTAGTCCCAGTCGCTTGCAGCATTTCGGCTGTACGATCCTTGGCTAACGTACACATCAGCTTCAACCAAGCAAGGGATTCCAGCGATTCGTGTCTCAATAATCATTGTGTTCTCCTGTTACTTGCTGAAAAATTCGTTGAAAGCCTCAACGTATTCGCTAGCCTGCTCAATAGACTCAAAAAACATCTCATTGACGTTGCTGAAAACAATCTTGTTGTTCGGGTTGATGCAAGCAGGGTCAAGAACCGTAGTAACAAAAACACCATCTGTGCTGTGCTTAACTGATTCGATGTGAAGCATTTCGTTCTCCTGTTGATGGATGAATCATCCCACACTTTCTATCGCTTGTGTAAACTTTTTTGGAATATTTTTTAATCGTTCTTCGGATTCCGATAGAAGATTCCTAACGTGGAAGTCATCGCACAACTGGCACAGGTAGATCAGACCGACAACGACATCCTGTGCTTCTCGATGATTGGCACAAGCTGTCTCTGAGCTTCTGGCTGACAATTCACACCTCCGTCTGCAATGTGTTGAGCAAGGATGTCTGCAAGCCTGTTGTCTGTCCTTGCCCCTCTGCTGATCTCTAGGATTGCCTGTGCGCTCTTGGGGTACTTTGCCCAATGGAGGTAATCGAACCCAGGAGTCCTGATCTGTGACACAGCATCCTGGATGATTGCCTTGCCTTTTGGAGTGATCTGCTTGGGTGGTGGTAGCGCAGCAGGTTTGTGCTCTGCCGCCCTGAACTGCTTGCAGAGCTGTATCCACTGAGCAAGGCTTGGTGGCCAGTCTGGGGGATCTCGCTGGAGGTGATCTAGCACCATCCTGATCGTGTCTGGAGGCACGGATCGCAACTGAGCTTCCCAGGCTGCTTTTGCCTGATCAATCTCTTCTGGCGTCTTGCCAAAGTTGGACAGCACCTTCTGCTTGCCCCACAGAAGCCCAAAACGGTCGATCAGCCGTTCGCAATAGCT